AAATTAAAAGATTGATCGACGAAGTCCATGTGATGTATGTCGGTCAGCTCAAGGAGATCCGTGGCAGGCTAATTCAGGTCAAGGGTCAGCTAATTAAAGCCAGAGAATAAATTTTATCCACAATTTGGGGATAACCTGTTAGTAAAAACATAAAGGGAGGGGAATCGTGGTAAAAGAATATAAAGAAATACCGATTAAAAATATTGCCATTAATGGCCAGATCAGGAAAGACATGGATCCGGCCGGGATTAAGGACCTTACGGCTTCGATTAAGTCCGTGGGGATCCTGGAGCCGCTTATTATCAGGAGATCTGAAGGTGAGCTGCTAAAGAAAGGAGCGTTTACACTTATTGCCGGCCATCGCAGACTTAAAGCGGCCGGGGGCGCCGGCTTGAAAGAAGTTCCCTGTATTGTCCTGGGAGTTACTGAGCAGCAGGCCCTGGAGATACAGGTTATTGAGAACCTGCAGCGCAGGGATTTAAACCCGATAGATGAGGCAACCGGTTATAAGGTCCTTATGGAGATGTGTGAGTATGACCTTAAGGGCGTTGCCTCAAAAATAGGGATATCTGAATCATCGGTCCGGAAAAGGATCCGGCTGCTTGAGCTCCCTAAAAAGTATCAGGATGCTATTCTGACAGACAAGATCACTCCGGGTCATGGCCTGGTTCTGGTAAGACTGCAGGATCCGGAAAAACAGGCAGAACTTTATGACGAGATTATTGACGATGAATATTCTGTCAAAAGGGCCGAGGAGGTTCTTGAGAATTATACAAGCAATCTTTCCAAGGCTCCTTTCTGTAAAAAAGATTGTGAAAAATGTCCACATAACGGCCAGCAACAGTTGGATATGTTTGATAAAAAGAACGACCTTAAAGGCGAATGCCTGTATTCGAAGTGTTTTAATCAAAAGTTTGATGAATGGCTGAAGGTTAAACGCGCCGCCCTGGAGAAGCAGGGATTTCGGGTCATCACAGAAAAAGAGCTGGAGAAGCGCGGTTGGGCGAATCGGGAGCAACTCCATTCTTTTCAAAAAAAAGAATTAGGTCCGGATTATAAAGGTAAATGTCGGAAGAATTGTGAGCATTATGTCTATGCCCTTCAGCGTAATGTTTATGATCCTATCAGGGAGTTCTGTTTTAATGCAAAATGCCTGAATAAGCTCACACGCGATACTACTGATCCGGGGACCGGGGATGGCAATAAACAGAGTTCGGCCGACTATGTTAACATCCGGCGGGACGATAAGCAGGATTTCTATATTGAAGTTGCTCTAAAGAAAACCGATAATAAAATCATCCAGAGGCTGATTCTTCTGGATCTTATATTGCCCAATACCTGGCAGCCGGATGAAGCCGAAGAGTTTCTCTCCAGGCATTGTGAGCTGACTTCAAAGGAGAAGGATAAGCGGAACACTCCGGATCTGCGGCCGGTTGCGATGGAACGGTTGCTGGCCATGCCTGATAAAGTTATTGCGGCCGGCATCACAGAATTTATGATGAAAGGCCTCCGGGACCGGCAGAACAATCTGCTTGATGTGATGGCCCGGCATCAGGATGTAGATATAGAGCAGGACTTCCTGATCACTGAAAAGTATCTGAAGAAAAAGACCAAAGCTCAGATCATGAAGATTGCCGAAGAAATAAAGCTTTTAAAATATTTGAAGAAAATAAAACATGTCCTGGTGCGCGCCGGCAACAAAATGCCGAATTTGCCAAAGCCCAAGATGATAGCGGTGTTTTTTAAGGAAGGATTCGATCTCAAAGGTAAAGTGCCGAAGGAGATCATTAAGCATAAATAATTTAAAGATTCACCGGGAACAGGTTATTCCGGTGATTGGGGCGGTGGCGTTCTGGCGAAAACGTCGTTAAAGCCGGATAGGTCGTCATACCTATAATCTCAACGTGTCTCTGTTTCCGGTTACTGAAGGAGACAAAGCAGGTTCGAATCCTGCCCGCTTTCTTTAGAAAGGAGTGATGATGCCGGCTAAGAATAAAAAAAAACACAGCTATGCTTTTTTACATAAAAAACTAACCGAGATAGATGATCTGATAAAAAAGGCATTTGGGCAAAAAAGTAGAAAATGTTATTTTTGTCAAAATCCGACAGGTGGATTTAATCAAAACTTAACAACGGTTAGAATTTTCGGTTACAGTATCAAGGAATTAGATAAAATTGTTAATTATGCTAAAGCCTATGGGTATGAAGGGAGTGATGCCGATGCAGAGAAAAAAGAATAGAAGATTGCCTAAGAGGAAGTGCTGGAATTGTCCAAGATCAGTGGGCAGCGTCAAACCTAATGCGTCTGTGACATGCGGCGACCCTGAGTGTGTCAAAAAAAGAGGACTCCATAAGTCTAAGGCCTGGAAGAGAGAACACCGGGCCAGGGGGATAATTTGAAGAACAGATCTGCGTATACAGAAAAATTCCTTAAATTCAGAAACTCTTTAGCTGTTAAAAAAGAGGCTGTTAATAAGCCTAAAAAGGTGGCCGTTAAAAGAAAAAGATATAGACATAAATTAGAATATCTTGACGACGAGATAAAGAACGAAATGATCAAAATGAGAAAAGCGGGGGTAAGCGTGGATAAAATTAATCGCTGGCTTTGGCACGAAAAAAAACTAGACGTGTGTTGTTATAAAACTTTGAATAAATGGCTAAAAATAGCAGTAGAATTAGATCCGGGTTAAATCTTTCCGGAAAGAAGTTTGACAGAAGCGCCTAATATAGTATATACTTTATACATGAAGAGGATAACAAATAAAAGTATGTTGGGCATTAAGGGCTACTCTCGGTACCAGGCCGGGAGATAGCCTTTTTTGTTTGCTAAAAAAAGGAGAAATGAGCATGGATGAAAAAGAATATCTATTTATTTTGACGGTAGAGGTTAAGAACACAGGCGTTTTGAAGCGCCCTAGATTTGAGTTAATCGGGAAAGATGAAGAATCTGTCTCTGAAGAGGCTAAAAGTCTAATCACCATTAACGAAGGAGATGAGGTCCGGGTTGAAGTTCTCACAGTTTATAGTCTTGAGTATGTCAGGATTACAGCATCTCTGCCAGCGCACCATATTCCGACTGAATAATCTTAAGGCTTAACAAAGTCCGGGGGTAAGTCTTCTTGTTGCGGCTCAAAAAAGACAAAATATGATCCACAAAACAGTTTGAGGTGCATAGGTGATCTACAAATTTAAAATATCGCTACTGTGTTTATGTTTATTATTTTTAGCAGGATGTGGTCATATAGATATAAACGACGATGAAGATTGGGAAGATATTAAGCTTGAGGGAGAACTAGAGGAGATACGTCAAAATTAAAGATAAGGAGGCTCTCATGCCAAAGAAAAAAGGAAGTAAGAAAAAGTATTAGAATGGCCCAAAAATTAGAAGTAAAACTCTCGGGGTATCTTAAGGCAACAAAGCTCGATCGGCATGGTGCTAAACATGCTACTTTTGAGTTTAGCTCTAAAGATGCGGTGGAGATAGCGAAGTTAGAGCTGATGAGCAGAGATCTAGTTGACCGGTTGCCTATCCTGTTAAGCCTAACAATAACTCAGGAGTGCCAAAATAGTGCCGAAAAAGGAAGTAAAACAGAAAGTACAAAAAAGAAAACCAGGGGCAAAGGTTCTTTCTCAGGATGAGAAGGTTCAGGTCTGTCAGTGGTTTGCGATGTTTTATAGTTCCCGGCAAATAGAAGAAATGGTCCTTGAGAGATACGAAAAGAAGATATCTCATCAAAGTCTGGATCGCACTTATAAAAATGGCCCGAAATGGATTCCGGTTATTAAGCAATTACGCGAAGAGTTCTTGACTGAGTTGAATAGAATTCCCATTGCAAATAAGGCTGTTAGACTGAAGAACCTCCAGAAGATTTACGAAGAGGCTATGACTTGGTGTATTACTTCGTTCAGTGAGTTTGGGACTGTTGAGAAGCTGGCACTTAAGGCCGCTATTTCAGCCAACACAGAGGCTAGGCGTGAGATTGAAGGGGAGAAGGGCGGCGACACCAACATCACCATCAATATTTCAGAGCGCATGACAGCTGCCCGGAAACGGGTGCTTGGCGCTTTGGGAAAGAACAGGATGCTAGATGCCATCAACCAGAATTGATGAAGAGGAACAGCTGATTGAGGAAGTTGCTGGTTTTACCAGAGATCCTCTAGGTTTTGTTTATTATGCCTTTCCCTGGGGCCAGCCTGGTGAGCTTGAAGAGCATGACGGTCCGGATGAATGGCAGATAAAAGTCTTGGAAGAAGTCGGGAAAAGCCTGCAGGCCGATCCCTGGCAAGCCATAAGAGAGGCTGTTGCTTCCGGACATGGTGTGGGAAAATCATCTCTATGTGCGTGGTTGGTTCTTTGGGCAATGTCCACCTGCCCTGATACGCGCGGAGTAGTTACTGCCAGCACAGACACACAGCTCAGAACAAAGACCTGGGCTGAAATGTCTAAATGGCATAGGCTCTTTATAGCAAAGCATTGGTTTAAACTTACAGCCACAGCCTTGCACTCTATTGATCCTGAACATGAACGGACCTGGCGTGTTGACATCATCCCCTGGTCAGAGCATAACACCGAAGCTTTTGCCGGTACGCACAACCAGGGCAGTCGCATTGTAATAATCTTTGATGAGTCCAGTTCTATCTCTGATAAGATCTGGGAAGTAACTGAAGGCGTCCTCACTGATAAAGAAACTGAGATCATGTGGTTTGCTTTCGGTAACCCGACCAGAACAAACGGCCGTTTCCGGGAATGTTTTAGAAAATTCAAACATCGCTGGAAAAGACATCAGGTTGACAGTCGAAAATGTAAGATGACCAATAAGAAAGAGATCGCAGGGTGGGAAGAAGATTACGGCGAGGACAGCGATTTCTTCAAGGTCAGGGTTAGAGGTGAGTTCCCGAACGTAAGTGCAAAGCAGTTTATTTCTTCGGATTCTGTTGATGAGGCTAGAAAGCGAAAAGTTTTAACTACGGATGTCCAATATGCTCCGAAGATAATAGGCGTTGATCCATCTTGGAGTGGAGACGATCCTTTCACTATTTGGTTTAGGCAGGGAACGTATTTAAAAAAGCTGGCTAGTTATCCCAAGAATGACGATGACTTTGAGATGGCTGGCCGGATAGCAGCCTTTGAAGATGAATATGAAGCTGATGCGGTCTTTGTTGATTTTGGCTACGGTACCGGGATTGTCAGTGCCGGCAAACAGTTAAAGCGTAAATGGATCCTGGTTCCGTTTGGGGGTGCTTCAAACCGTCCGGATTGTTTAAACAAACGGATGGAAATCTGGCAGTCTCTTAAGGAATGGATCTTAGACGGCGGCGCATTACCGGATGATCCTGATTTGGCAGAGCAGCTGACATCACCTGAGTTAATCCCCATTACAAAAGGCAAGAACATGGGGAAGAAGCAGCTAGAGTCTAAAGAGCTAATGAAGAAGCGAGGCGTGCCGTCGCCTAATGATGCCGATGCAGTAGCATTAACTTTTTCTTTTACTGTAAAGCCTAAAAATGAACGTCAAGGCCGAGGCAAACTTGAGTTCGCTAATTCTGGGCAGCAGTATAGAGCGTTTGGATCTAACAAAAAGACTGTCAGGAAAAAATACAGAGCATTATAAAACAGGAGGATTAGACATGTGTGTCTTTAGTAAACCAGCAGCACCGACAATTATTCAGGCTCCAGCTGTGACACCTGCCCCCGCTATAGCACCGCCTGTAACGCCGGCAGTAACTGAGCCCGCAGCACCGCCTCCCCCAGCCGTTCCGACACCATCACCGACTCCAACTACAGTGCAGCAGACGGAAAGTGCTGAGGGGCGTAGATCTCGTGTGTCTAAATTAATGCAGTTTGGATTGCAGTCAACAATAAGAACTTCTCCGCAAGGTGTCGTAGGCCCGGGCCCTAATCTTTTCACACCGGCGGCCGGAGGTAAGAAAACCAAAACAGGGCAATAGGAAAGGGGATATTATGGGATCTAAGGAAAGAGAGTTAATTGCTGTTAGCGATTTTATCGTTCTGGAGCTGCCAGAGAAGAAGGGTGTTGTTGAACTAACTGACCAAGGAAAAAAGAATGTGGTTGAAGGGGCTAAACTGATCGTGTGCAAAGTAGGACCTAAGTGTAAAAAGGTTAAGACAGGTGATAGTCTGATTGTTGCTCCGGAGGCTATTGTCACTTTTGTATTTGAGAAGCAGCAGTATTTTTTAACCAGAGAAGAGAACGTAGGTTGTATAATTAGATAGAGGTTATTATGCCAACAACAGAAAAAGGATCTACCGCCGGCAATACAGGAAAGCAGAATTTTAGAAAGAGTGCTGGTTCCATGTTATCTGAAAAGACTCGATGGGTATCGGCCTGGCGTGATATTTCAGACTATGAATATCCTACACGCGGCTATTTTGACGATAGACGGCCTAACAAGGCACTGACTATCAATCATGAGTTGGTAGTTGATAGTCATGCCACCAGGGAAATAAAGAACTCTGCTGCAGGTATGTTGTCAGGATTTACTTCACCTTCACGGCCCTGGCACCAGCTAGAAACCGCCAATCCTGATCTGAATAAGTTTGCTCCTGTTAAAAGACAGCTTGATGAGGTCACGCGCCGGATGTTAGCTGTTATGGCGACTTCAAATATCTATGAAATGTTTACATCGGCTTATGAAGAGATCATAACCTTTGGTACGGCTTCATCCAGTATCCTTGAAGATTTCTTTGATGTTATCAGGTGCCGGGCCTATACTGCCGGCGAGGTTTCTCTAAGATACGATAATCAGGGCCGTCTCAATGGTTTCTATCGGCCGACATGGATGACTGTTGCCCAGGTAG